CAGGAGGTAATTTTGCAGGTATTGTAGGTAAAAAAGAAAATGGAACTGCAGGAAATGAAGCAGGATTTTTAGGATTCTTAACAGGTGATTCAGCAGGTACATTTAGCGAAAGAATGCGTATAACAAGTGGGGGTTATACTAAAATGACTAATAGTGGAAGCTACAATTCGGCAGGTGGTACATATCACGAAATGGTGCAAAATTTGAATAATTATCAAAGTGCTACAATTTCACATACTGGTACAAATCCTTATGGTCTTGAAATAAATTTTGCTAATACAGACCCAAATAATGCAACTAATTGGGGATTAGGGTTTTATTCAGCTTTACCAAGTTTTGTATGGATTTATAGAATATACTCAAACGGAACTGTTGCAGCTCGTTCTGATGCTCGTTGGAAAAAGAACATTGAAACTACTAGAAATGGATATCTAGAAGATTTATGTAAACTTAGAGTAGTTAAATATAATTGGTATAATCACGAAGAATACGCACCGAAAGAATTAGGTTTAATTGCACAAGAAGTAGAAGAAGTTTTCCCTAACTTAATTTCTTACGATAAAGTAACTACTAAAAAACAAGTAGAACAAGAAGATGGTACTTTTATTGAAGAAGAATTTGAAGATGGAGAATCAAGAAGCGTAAAAATAAGTGTATTGCCATTTATGTTATTAAAAGCATTACAAGAAGCCAATAGTAAAATAGAAGAATTAAATGAAAGATTAAACAAAGCAGGGTTGTAGAAAATACTTATATTTGTAAAAAATAACTACTATGATTACTTTAAATGACGAGAGTCTAAAAGCTTTAGAAAGCTACCTATTGGAAGTTCCTTTTAAATATGCGAACCCAATCCTACAATTATTAGGAAAATTAAACCAGGAGCAGAATCCACAAGCTCCTGAAGCAGAAGTTGTGGAAGGATAATGAAATTCCTTAAAGACAACATCTTGTTTATAGCCGTAATGCTCCTTGTGTTATGGCTATATTTTTTTGTTAAACCTACCTATATACCACCAAATAATAGGCAGTTTGACTTATCTCAGTACAAAAAGATAGTAGAGGTACACGATACTACGTACAAAACATTGTACGTTAATACGTACAAGAAGGGAAATGATATACCATTCTATATCATTGATTCAGTACAAGTACCCATACACGATACTTTATACGTATTAAACGACTATTATAAGGTCAAGGCCTATTCTGACACTATTAAAAAAGATTCTAATATCTTTGTAGTGAATGATACTATCAGCCAAAATAGGATTATTTCTAGGGGTTTTACAGCCAATTTAACCGAAAAGACCATAATTAAGAGAGAGTACTACGCTAAGAAACTGACTAATACCCTTTATTGGGGCATTAGAGGCTCATACAGCCCACTTAATGGCTTGGAAGTACTAAGTCCTTCCTTGATGCTAGGTGTCAAAAATAAGGCTCTAATAGGCCTTAGTGTAGATATTAACAAAAATTATAATATTGGATACTCAGGTAGTATCTACTTTAAAATAGGTAAATAATGAATTTCTTTAGAAAAATGGTTTCAGAAGACAAAGAGGTTTCCTCTAAAAGAGTAGCAGGAATCTTCGCATTAGTAAATGGGGTAGTTTTAGCTTACCTATCTGTAAAATATGATATTAAAGAATGGTCGTTTAATGGCCTTCTTACTTTCTCAGGTGTCGCACTTGGTCTAACAACAATTAATCAAATCTTTGAAAAAAAATCTAATGCATAGTATTTACAATTCTACTGAATTAACTTCAGTTGGTATGGCTTCTACAGCTATATCTTGGCTATCCTTTATGGATGTTTTAAAGGTTGGTTCTTTTACTCAATTAGCAGTTAACATTTTGTCCATAATATGGTTATCATTACAAATATATAACTTCGTTAAAACGAAAGTTATAAAACGTAAAAAATGAAACTAACAGCTCACTTTGACTTATCAGAGTTTACTAGAAGCGAATCAGCCAAAAGGGAAGGGCTAGATAATACTCCCACATCAGAACACTTAGAAAACATAAAGATACTTTGCGAAAAGGTACTTGAGCCGATAAGATTACGTTTCGGCTCAATCAATATCTCAAGTGGATACAGGGGTAAAATGCTTAACCATTTCATTGGAGGTTCGGTTAATTCAGATCATTGTTTAGGCCGTGCGGCTGACATAGATATGGATGATAGTGGCACAGGTGTAACTAACAAAGAAATCTTTGATTATATCAAGGATAACTTAGAGTTTGACCAACTTATAAACGAGTTTAATTACTCTTGGGTGCACGTAGGGTATAGACAAGGTGCTAATAGAAAGCAAGTGTTAAAAGCTGTGAAAGAGAAAGGTAAAACAGTTTACCAGGTTATTAAGTAGAAAACCAAAACCAACCAATATGGCTAAAACTAAAAACGTGGGTATCATAGGTGATACGCACTTCCCTTTCTGCCATCCTAAGTACCTCGACTTTTGTTATGAGGTATTCAACAAGTTCCAATGTTCTGAAATCGTTCACATCGGTGATGAAGTAGATAACCACGCTATCTCATTTCACGAGACTAACCCTAATGGGGAGTCAGCTTCTAAAGAGGCTATTATGGCTATGCAACAGCTTAACATTTGGTACAAGAGATTCCCTAATGTAAAAGTCTGTATCGGTAACCATTCTGCCTTACATAAAAGAAAGGCCATAGCGAACGGATTACCAGAACGTTTTATTAAATCCTATGAAGATGCTTGGGAAGCTCCTAAGGGCTGGAAATGGGCCTTAGAATGGGAAATAGATGGTGTTCTATATACGCACGGCACAGGATCATCAGGACAAGCTGGTGCCATCAATAGAGCAAGAGATGCTCGTCAATCAACAGTTATTGGTCACATCCACTCCTTTGGTGGTGTGCTTTATAGTAGCTCAGATAAGGATATGATATTCGGTATGAATGTCGGTTGTGGTATAGATATTAATGCTTACGCAATGGAATATTCACGACCTTTCCCCAAACGACCAACACTAGGATGTGGGGTTGTTTTAGATAACGGAAGAATTGCTATATTCGTGCCTATGCCATTAGGAAGCAAGATAATAAGGCTACCAAGAAAATAAGGGCTAATAGATGTCATAACATAAGTGTGTATTTCATTGATAATCAATGATGTATGCACTTTTTATTTCTATAATAATTAAAACGTAAATTTGTATGAGCGAAAAACATCCTGATGAAGTAATTAAAGCTTTAAAATTAGAGCAGAAATTATTAGAAGACAGACTGAAAGATGTAGCAATGAAACTAAGATTAATCATCATTAAAGAGAGTGCAAGAGATGTTACTGCAAATCGAACAGCTTACGGAAGACGATAGCTATGATTTAGAAGAGTGTACGGAACAAAGCAATGCTTGGATTAATATTCATTTAGTTGAATCTGTTACTGAAGATGATGAAGATGCTGACAGATGCTATGTCTATATGCAATCACAAGACGTCTTCTATGTCAATGAGAGCTCAGACTCTTTTATCAAAAGATATCAAGAGGCCTTATTCGGAACCGTTATAACAAGGTTCTACGATAAAACAAATAGGAATACTTAAGAAGCTCTCTCATAGTTGGTGGTTTTTGGTTTCACCCTCAGGTAAAAACTGGGGGTGTTTTATTATAATAAAGCCCCATCGTAGAAACGACAGGGCTACCTTTATTTCAAAAAAACACACAAACTACTTTTTCTTATACTCTTGTATTGCAAAGGTTACCATAGAAACCAATGTTAATACATACAAGCATCTTGTAATCCAATGCCAAGCAAGTGGATTAAACTCACTTACTATAAAAGCAAATGGTAAATAAACACCTACTAACAAAACTAATAAATTAATTACAATTTCTTTTAAATTTGTTCTCATAAGAATAAGTTAAAATGGCAAGTCTTTTTTTGGCTTACCGTCAGCTACCCAAGTGTCTAGTTCTATGTAGAAACCTGCCTCACCTGGTTTAGCATCCTTTTTGTTTTTAATAAGAATGTTAGCCCAACCATTATTAGTTGCTGCGAAATCATTCATTTTCTTTAAATCATCAGGGCCGAAAGATACTTTCTTAAACTCCCCAAATGCTGTCTTCATCGTGAAAGACCTTCCTAGGAAAATCTTCTCTTTAGTTACTGCCATTGTTTTTTGTTTTATTTATTAAATACTATTGCTCTTTGATTCAGGCTTTACACTAGCTAAGATTTCTTTTAGCTTAGGCCTATGTTTCATATCTATTGCAAAGTCAATTAAGACTTGTTGTAAAAAGTCAAAAGTTTCCTGTGAGAAAACATCTTTGTTTTTCTTCACTGTTTTAGGGGCTTTCAATTCCTTGTTTTCTAATTCTAATTCTTCCATTTTGTTTTGTTTTAACGGCCTTGACCTCGGTAAACCTTCGGCTTTGGGCTATGTTTATTATATGATTTCTTCGCTGAACCTCGTTTTCTACTTCCGAAGCTCACCTTTCTCGAATCTCCAGTCTTCGTTTTCGCCATCTTTATAGATTTTTACTTGTATTGTTTCATCTCTTACTTGCTGACATAACATCGCTAATCCTCCTGCCATTGATAGCTCTTCTAAAAATAACATTTGATCCTGAGACATTCTATCACCAATGGCTTTAATCTCACAGCATACAAAATATCCATACTTTTTATTATATCCAATAATGTCAGGAACTCCTTTTCTACCTATGAAGGCCCTACCTCTAACAGCTAGGTTATTATTTCTCCACACTTCATTGCCACCATCCTTTAAAAAGTCTAACATTATCTTTGTCAAATTACTTGCTGATAGGTATGCCATCACCAAAATTACAATAATATATTAATATACATTAATACCACCTAATTAATTCTTCGGTTGGCATCTTAACATATTTTATTTTATCCTTTACTTTTATCTCACCTATTCTCCAATATCTTCTAGCCTTTACTCGTAAAAACTCTGCTCTTATAAAAACTATTCTATCTCTTAGGTCTAAGTTAAAAGCAAAGAACTCTACTCTTTCATCTGATATGCCACTAGGCTGACCATCGTTCTCATACTCTAGCAAAAAATAACCCTTCTTTAACGCTTCTGTTTGGTGTATAACTAAAACCTTTGTACTCTTAGCAAATATTCTTATAGCTTGGTATGTACCATCTACAGCCTTAGCAGCTTCTATCTCAAACTTTCTTCTATTTCTATAGCCCTTGGACATAATCTTGAAAGGTCATTGTTTCAGGTAAAAATCTTAATGCTAGGTTTTTTGTGGCTCCGTGTCTATTTTTCTCTACCTTACAAACTACTAAATCACTAGGAGAATATTCTCTACCACCAATCTCTACTGACTCAGTTTGTTCGTAGTAGCCTGGTCGCATTAGCATAATCACAGCATCAGCATCTTGTTCTATTGATCCTGATTCTCTAAGGTCAGATAACTGAGGCATCTTATCTCCTCGTTCTTCTACTCTGCGTGATAATTGGGATAGGGCGATAATAGGTACTTCCAACTCTTTGGCAAGTGCTTTTAGGCTCCTACTAATGTAGGATACCTCTTGCTCTCGGTTTTGGTTTGACTTGCCAGTACCACTCATAAGTTGAAGGTAATCGATAAAGATAATCTTTATGCCATACTTCTGTTTAAGAATAGTTGCTTTGGCTCGTAGCTGGGTTACACTAATACCGCCCATATCCTCTATGTAGATGGGGGAAGTAAGTATCTTGTCGTCAGTTCGCATTAAGTGAACTTTTTCGTTATCGGTCAGTAAATTCATTCTAAGACGTTTTAAGGGCAGTTCAGAGCTGATTGACTCTAACCTTTCAACTAACTGATTTGAGCTCATTTCAAGGCTAAAAATGGCCGTAGCGATGCCTCCTTGTATTGCTATGTGATAGATACTAGAAAGCATAAAGGCAGTCTTACCCATTCCTGGTCTAGCAGCTATGATAACAAAGTCAGGATCTACCCAACCGCAAAGAGTGTTATTAAGCTCCATAAAGCCTGTGTTAATGCCTAATAACTGACCACTAACAGCAGCATCACGACCTTCAATTAGCTGCATAATGATTTGGTCTATAGTCTTTTCGTATATATTACCGAACTCTTGCAATCCAATAAGTTGTTTACTAAAGGTAGCTAGTGTATCATCAGTAGATTCAGCACCATCAAAGGCCGATACCTCCATTAATCTGCCTAGGGTTGCTAACTTTCTACGCTTGTATAATTCTATTACTACCTCTATGTGAGTGTTTAAGTGAGCAGTAGATACTACGTTGTTAGTTAATTTAGAAAGGTATAGTGCACCTACTTCTTCTGAGTGTTTATTATCTATAAGTCTTTGGAACACAGTACTTAAGTCTATTTGTATGTTCTTATCATACATCTGCTTTATAGTTCTAAATATCAGTTGGTGTCTTAAATCGTAGAATATTTCTTCGTTTAAATAGTTTACTACAAAAGGCAAAGCATTTTTATCTAGTAGGATTGAGCCTAGTATGTTCTCTTCTATCTCAAGGTTTTTAGGTAGGTTTATAACATCCATTATTTAAGCTTTATTTTAGTTGTTGTGTTAGGTTCAAAGTTTTTACTATTCTTAATCCAGGTTCCTACTCTTCTACCAATGTCGAAGAATTTTTGGTCTTGGTATCTCATCTTGCCTTTAGCATCTGCTTCTGTCCAATAGTCTAAAAATGATTGGTATTGGTTGCCAAGTTTATCTTTATACTCATCTACTTTTATTACAAAAGCAACTTTTTCTATATATAATTTATTAGTATTATTAGTATCAATATATATGTTATTATAGGGTAAAGTTTCTTTACCACTTTCGGTAAAGTTTCTTGACTCGTCAGGTAAAGTTTCTATACCAATGGTAAAGCTATTATCTTTTTTGTTGTATTCTAGTGTTTTATGGTCGTTTAAAAGCTTAGGAAATATCTCATTAGTAGCCCTTAGATGTCTTGTAACATCATTTTGCATTACTAAACCTCTAGCAACAAGATTTTTTATTATAGTTATTATAGTTTGCTTTGATAGGTCAAGGTCTTTAGCCATATTCTCTCTAGATTTATAGCACCAATGAGATTCGTTGTTTTGTAATTTGTAAATACTATCTAATACACAATACTCATTACAAGATAGATGTAGGGATTTGCGAATTGGATGAATTATTGTGGTGTAATACATAATAAAAAAAGCCCATCGGTTTTGCTAGAAGTACGAGTTCTAACGCCACCTAGGGCAGAAAGTTTTAATTGTTATCTCGTACATAACATAACAAATATACTAAGATTTAGATAGTATCCTAAAAGCCACTACTCTCTCTTTGTCTAGGTGCTTTATCATAAACTTCTTCCTAGCAATAGGGTTTAGTGACTCTCTAATGCTCTGTGCTGTCACTTTAGATTTCCTACTAGCTGCTGCTATTGATTTAAAATGAATCTCTTCCTTGTTATCTATAAACACCATTCTAACTGGTATATTATTCTCCATCCCCTTTATCTCTTGACTCATATGGTTTAAAATGGTTTTTTAGCCCTTTTATAAATTGTTTGTTATTATACTTAAACTCTCTTTTGACGAAGAACTCTTCATCGATTTCACCTCCATCCATTGCGTTGGGATATACGAGTATGTCGTCGTCATAAAAGTTCCTAACCATACCTGTGTCGTATAGTACGACTTTCCAAACTGTGTTTGTATCGCTTCCGTAGTCGATCCAGGCGATTGCTTTTCCGTACCCAAGAGGAGTGTGAACATCTATTGTGGTTTTTAGTTGGTGTATCATTTGTATTTTTTTATATAATATTTAGCTTCCATCCAAGCTATTGCTCCTAAATAAATAATAATAAATAATGGAACTCCTATAAAAAAGAATCTAAACATTCCTATTATATTTTTCATTTTATTTCTTTAAGGATATTTTAAATGTGGTTGTAGATACTCTAGGAGCTGGGTGTACCATCTCACCTGTCTCAGGATCAACCATAGGAGTGTTAATAGTTCTTAGCATCTTCTCTCTTTCTTTAAGAGCATACTTAAGAGACTCAACCTCTTCGTTAAGTTTAATCCAAGAGTAATCTTGGTCATAGATGTACTTAACTCCTGATTCAATCTTAGTAACCTCGCTACCTAAGACATCAGCCTTACCACCAGGGTACTTAGCTAACTCATCTACTACGATTTCTCTAAGCTCACTACGAACACCATCAAATAATTGTGCAATAGCATCCATACGAACTAATGTTTCTAATGGGCTATCACCAGTCTCTTTAAAATGCTCAACAATAGTAGTCTTGATTAACTCATTGTTAAATTTACTAGGTTCATAAGTAGCTAGTTCTACTTTCGGTAAAAAAATTTCTGTACTCATTATTTTTTTGTTTTAGATGTGAATGATTCTTTTTTAGACTTAAGCAACATAAGTAAGGCTTGGTCGCCATCTATGTACTGCTTGTATCCATAATATAAATCTACTAGCTCCTTATTTTTTGTGCAGTCAGTAATCTGCTTAATTAATTCTACTCTATCTATTTCTACTTCTGCCATCTCTTCTACTTCTACCTCTTGTACGGCAGGTTTTTTGGGCTCATCCTTAGCAAAGTCCATCTCTTCAGCAGGTGTCGCCTCAAATCCAGCAGCTTTCATTAGCCAAGCAAGTAAGTTCCTATAAGCCTTACCAATCGCCCTTGTTTGTGCCATACTAAGAATAGCATATTCATCAAAGTATCTCTTAGTTTTTTCGGCATTCGAGCATAAGGCAATGCCTGTAGCAACGAGCTGACCTGTAGTAATATTGCGTACCTCACAAGTTGCCATATATTTAATAGCAGTTTCATTTGATAAGTCTTGAGTAGATGTAATAATTGGCATCAATCCTAGTGAAGCTCCAGCAAATTGCCATCCTTCCACATTAACAAATTGTTTACCTTGAATGTTAGACGATAAGCCTTTCTCTTTGATTAGCTTAGATAATTCTGATGCTAATTGTAGCATTGAGTCCTTGTTGATTAACTCATACGAAGGACTAGTTGTTTGTAGTTCCATAGTTTAGATTTTTTGGTTGTGTTTCTTGATAATAATAAGCTTCTCTTGTTGGATACTTTTGCCATATAGACAAGATTGATTCCATTAATTCAAGATTGGCTTGTGAATAATTAATTTGGTGAATAATCTTAGCGATAAATAATCGCTTTTCAGAATCATCCCATAGTGCGAATTGACTTAGCATATTTTATGTGTTTTTTGGTTGGTAAATTAAGTTTAAGTAAGAATCTTATCTCTTCAAATTGCTCGGCATAAATGTCATTGGTCATTAAATCTTGTTTGTGCATACGTAATCCGTGTAAAACAGTTGTATGGTCACGAAAAAATAACCTGCCTATTGAGGCGACTGTAGCCCCTACGTAAGTTTTTAGGATGGCATAGCACATATTTCTAGTAAGAACTAGAATGCGTGATCTATCTTTAGACAAGGCATCCTTGTACCTTACATTCATCTCTTTACATACAAACTGAATTAGTGCTTCTCTATCAGGTTCTTCAAAGTTTAATATTCCTGGCATAGCGTAGTAGTGTATTTTATTCGGTGAAATCATATATTTGGTTTTTTAATTCTTCTATCTTCTTGCGATAGAAAGCTTCTACAATCTCAATCATTTCCTCATCAGCTTTAGCTAACCTTGTACGAACCTTATAGGGTGTATAGCCTGTTAACTCACAAATCTTCTTTATATCGCCATACTTTAGTAAGGCACGATAGTCTCTAATTAGCATCTTTTAGTTTTTTATATAATTTGTAATGTCTGTCTATGCTACGCATAGCTCCTTCAATGGATGTGAAATAATCACCTCTCCAATAGTAGAACTTATCTAGGGGTTTTTTGCTATCCCAATGGATAAACATACCACGATAGAGGTAATCTTTTTTAATCCTATCCTTATCGGTACTTATCATAAAGTAATCCTTAAGGCCTTTTTGTTTTAGATGGGCTGGTGTAGGGTGCATAGTTTATTCAATTATGGAGTAAATAGTTTCAGTTACTTCTTTTTTTGGCTTTAAAGATACTCCACTAGCAGCTTTTATAAACTTTTCGTAGGCACTATCTTTGTCAGTACTAATAGAACTATCTACGTAGTAACCATCTTTTTCGGTGTAGTATCTTACTCCACCTGTTATGGTGTTTGTTTCTGTGATGAACTCGAATTTTGACATATTATTAGGGTTTTTGTTAGTTAATTAATTGCTCTCTTAAATGATTAATAAATTCTAATTGCTGTTGAAACAATAAATAAACTCTTTGTATAGCTATTTCCTCTGTTTCGTAACCTGATAAACAAATTCTATTTTGCCAAATGCAAAACTTGTAATCAGGGTTTTTGTTATAAGTGATTTCTGCGAATTTTTTGCGGCCATTCTTTACAATGGTTGCTGTGTCTGTTTTAATGAATGTAAGATTGTTCATAGGTTTTTGTTTTATTTGACGAAGTTAAGGGGTTTTTGTTATTGTTAAAGATTTTTTGCAGGTTTTTTGTTAAGGTAATCATAAAAGATTTTTGTCAGCGTTAGCAGACTGTTGCTGGATTTTTGGCTGTGGGATTTTTAGCAGGTTTTTGCCGAGGGGTTTTTGGCAGGTTTTTGCGACTATCAAATAGTTGCATAACTAACTAATGTTTAAACATTGATGTTATAACATTGATATTTTTTACTTTTAACAGTATTAACTAGCTTAAAAAACTCCTTTTAAGCCTATTTTTAGCCTCAAATTTGCCATATCTTTTTTTATTATAGTAACTGTATCAACAAAAAAAATAAGCTCCTTAAATTGGCTTTATTTTGCTAGGTATTCGACCCAATTTTTTGTAATTGGTTCGCTATCTAATTGTTTTGCTACTTTGTCCGCTATCAATATAAGTTCACATTGATACAGATCGTTATAAAACTGTAGTAAATAATCATTAGCGGGGTTTTGCTCCGCCTCTAATTGTTTAATGATTGCCAATAATTGGTAAAGATTCATTTTATTTTATTTTGGTTCGTTTGTTTGAGGGGATCGAACCCTATAGCCTCCAAACAGGCCAAACAAAAAAAGGGGAACCTTTTACAGTTCCCCGCTATTATATCAACTAACTACAAAACCCGATTTGTCTTTTTTAGCGTCTCCTTTAGCTTTTAACCCTATTACTACGTTCACAGGATCAAAATACCTTAGGTCTGTTTCGTCTCCGTTTATAACAGGGAACCCGTTCCAATATTCGGGCAATTGATCCTTAAAAACAATAGCAATATTTCCCCCCTCTGTTAACGTCCTGTAGGCGTCCAATTCGTTAACCTCAGACCTCGAAAAAGTTATTTTATAATTGGTTCCTTTGTACTTTCTTATATGATTATAATTTTTTGAATAATCATAAAATAAAAACGAGCTATAAAAAGAATCTAAAAAATTTATACCTGTATACCTGTTTAATAGGTCGATATGATCAATATCTGAGGTACCGTTTAATCTTATAGCTATTTGTTCACCTGTTTTTATAGTTTTGTCAAAAATGTGCATTAACTCATTGGCTAATTGAATATAAAAAGCCTCCCTATTATAGCCCCAAAACTTTGTTTTGTTGATCCTAGCTAATTGAACATTAGAAAATTTACCACGTCCCGCACTATATAAACAGGCTTTTTTACAGCCATCAGACGCAAAGGGGCAAAGGTTTAAACCGTCTACTATATTGGAGGGGGCTAAGTATAAAATATAAGTTTTGAGGCTATTTTTAGCTGTTTTTATATTTGTTGATCCCTCAGAAAGTAAGTTTTTTACAGGCTTATAACTGTTTGAAATTGGTTTTTGTAGTGTTGATATTGACATAAAATAAAGGTTTTGTTTTGTTTATAATTTGTTATTTTGTAGATATGTTTCTATTTCATCATATACAGAATTGAATTCGTCCTGTATTTCCTCGGTATACGAAAACTCCTCGAATTCGTCCGAATTATAAATATTTATGTTAGTATGTTCGTATTTTAGCTGTATAAATTTTTCGGCTAATTCAGAAGCTAATTCAATTAGGTAAAAGGTTCCTTTTTCGGTTCCTATTAATGGTTTTTGTTCGTTTATCATTTTTTTATATTTAAAGGTTATTTATTTATTCGGCACATAATTGCCAAGGATCTAAATTTTTTATACTAGATCTGTTTAAATTAAGGCTATCGATTATAAACTTTGCTAGTTTCTTTTTTGTAGCTTCTTTGCTTAGATCATTGGAACCTATTTGCTCGGCAATATAAGACGGTTCACAGCCCAAAACCCTAGTACAAAACTTAACGTCTTGACCTAGGTAGAAACTTTTGCCGTAAGCCTTAAGCGTCCAATTGTGACAGAATCCGTAAGAGGTAGAAATTTGAATAGTCATTTTACTTTGTTTTAATTGTTTGAATAATAGTTTTAATTAGTGCGTAAATTAATACAGCTGCAGCACTAAAAATAAGCAGCTCAAATAATGTAATTGTTTGATTCATTGTTAGTAGTTTTTAATGATTAAGGTAATAAGTAGCTTACCGACATTGGCGATAAGAATACAGAATAAAATAAGCTGAGCAGCGAATAAGTAGATCATTGTTTTGTGTTTTATTGAGACATAAAGATACATATTAATGTGAAACAATGTTAAACTTTGTTAAGTTATTTGTTAAGGAATAGTTAATTTAGTTAGTGTATTAAGTACACTAAGTAAGCTAATTAGTATACATTATTTAAGTAGTACATTATAGTATGTTATATTATCAACTATATTAGGTATATTATATAATATACTTATTATTAGTTAATACATCTAGTATAGTTTAGTATATTGTATTAAAGGTATTAATAGCTACTTTTTAGTTTTTGCCTAAGCTTGCGTAAACTATCAATAAAGTATAAATACATTAGTTTTGTCATTGGATAGGCTAAGAATAGGAGAGGAAAGGAGTCTTATAATTTATATTATGTTAAATGGGACTAACTCCCCTACCCTACCCTACCCCCTACCACATTTTTTAGTGTGTAAAAAGTACACTAAGCCACGGGCCCTTCATAATTCTGATATAAAACAAAGACTTAACCATTTTTGACATTTGATTTTTTTTATTTTCCTATATAACACATTATAAAAACCAATAATATGAATGCAGAGTTTAAGGACATCACTAAAGAAGCTTTTATCATAGCTTACAAGGAGAACTTCGGTAACATAACCATCTCTTGTGAATCAGCTGGGGTATCTAGGTCATCGTATAACGTATGGGTTAAGAATGATCCTGAGTTTGCTAGGAAACTAGCTGAAATAGAACCTGAGGAGATAATGCTAGACTTTGGTGAACACAAACTGATGGAACGTATTGCTAAGGGTGATACACTTGCTACAATGTTCTTGCTTAAAACAAAAGGTAAACGTAGAGGATACATCGAAAGACAAGAGGTTGCTCACGAAGGTGATGTTGTTAAGCAGATTACTGTGAATGTCTTAAAGGCAAACCATATCGAAGATGTTCCTAAGCTAGATGGTGATGAGAATATGCAACTAGAAGATAGTGGCTTTGTGGTTCCTGCTACTGAAGCTGCCAATATCCAAGACATACCACTTTACGAGTATGATAAGGAGGTAGAATTAGAGAATGAGGCTGGTAATTACGAGGAATAGTGTTTAAATGGCATTTTAAGGCTTATACAGACACTTTCTACCATAAAGTAGTACTATCTATCCAAAATGACATAGAGTGTCTTAAATCGTCTCTAATTGCTTTTTAGCTATGTTACCAATTTGGTAACCCCTACCTTCCTATAAAACAAAAAGTATTAGCTTTGACTTGAGCAAACCAAAAATTTTAATTTATTTCTATGGAAGTAACCACCAATGTCGTCTTTCAGATATTGAACGAATCTAAGAAAAGGATTTCTGTGATGCAAGGAGGAACGAGGTCAGGTAAAACTTATAATGTGCTTACCTGGTTTATTGTAAAGCTGTTGCAAGAGAAAGGGAAAACCCTAACTATTTGCCGTTCATCCCTACCGAGCATCAAAGGTTCCGTTATGAGAGACTTTATCGAGATATTATCTAAATATGGGCTATACTCAGAAGAGAAACACAATAAATCAGAGAATTTATATTTCCTAAATGGAAATACGGTAGAATTTGTCTCTACCGACCAACCTCAGAAGATTAGAGGTCGTAAAAGGCATTATTTGTTTATTAACGAGGCAAATGAGGTAAATTACGAATCTTGGATGCAATTAGCCCTAAGAACTACCGATAAAATTGTTTTGGACTATAACCCTTCAGATTATTACTCTTGGATTTACGACAAGGTAATTCCTAGAGAAGATACTGACTTTACGATTACGACTTACAAAGACAATCCATTTTTAGACAAGACCATTATTGCAGAGATTGAAAGACTAAGAGAAGCTGACCACGAATATTGGAGAGTTTACGGATTAGGAGAAAGAGCAATTAGTGAAGCAACGATTTATTCGCATTGGAGAAGGAGAAGAAACTTCCCTGAGGGTGGAGATGTGTTTTATGGCCTTGACTTTGGCTTTAACCACCAAACTGCGTTAGTAAGGTGTAAAAACTTCGATGGTGACATATATGTCGAGCAACTTATATATGATACTAAGATGTCTACCTCGCTTTTAATTGATAGGTTAAAGTCTTTAGGCTTATCTCGTAGAGATGACATATTCGCTGATCCAGCAGAACCAAAAACAATAGCCGAAGTAAATAAAGCTGGGTTTAATTTGAAACTAGCAGCTAAAGATGTTTTTGCTGGAGTGAATAAGGTAAAATCATTTCCATTATTTATAAAATCAGAATCTTTGGATTTACTAGATGAGATTAAAAACTATAAATGGAAAACGGATCACGATGGCAATACAATGGATGAGCCTGTTAAGTTTCGTGACCACTTGATGGATGCTATGCGTTATGCTATATACACGAAATATGCAAAACCGAAGCGAGGTTGGATTGTTTAGGCTAAAAATTTGTTACTTTTGTAAAAATATCTTATAGTGAAGTTAACGGACATACTAAGTGCGGTGAATCCTTTTAAACAAAAGGCAGCCACTAAAATAAAAACAACTCTTAATAATCCTTTCTCTGATTTTGGTGGATTGATTGGCGGTAGAACCCTCTATCCCAATTTGGATTATGCGAAGTTCGTACAAGACTATGATAACAATAGCGAAGTCTATTCTATCATCAAGCGTATATCAAAAACCATTTCTACAGTTCCATTTTACGTTTACAAGGTTAAAAGCAAAAAAGAACTAAATACCTACAAGGCAATGATGGCTAACGCATCTAGTGGTGCAGATATTGCCAAAGCTGAGTTAGTAAGAGTAAAAGCGGTAGATGAGATTGCAGATAGCCCATTGAACAAATTATTAGAAAGACCAAACCCATACCAATCTTTATCAGAGTTATTAGAAAATATTGTAGGCTATAAGCTTATTACAGGCAACTCTTATATTTGGGCGAATCGCTTGTCCAATGGTAAGGTTGCCGAACTAGTTGTGCTTCCTTCTCAATATGTAGCTATCATCAGCGATGGTACGATTAATGGGGTTGAAGGATACTCTTTTACCTTAGTAGGTTGGGATCAGTTGGCTGCAAACGATGTAATTCACTTAAAATACTTTAACCCTTACTTTAACACTAATGGTCAACAATTATATGGTTTGTCGCCTTTACAAGCTGCTTACCGAACTGTACAACGCAGTAACGATGCTAAGGATACCTCTGTAGGTATGTTGCAGAATCAAGGGCCTAAAGGTATCTTGTATGCAGATGAGTCAAATGACTTCGGCCCTGAACAAGCTGGTAAGTTAAAAGAAGATTTCTACAATCAGTACGGAACTAAAAACAAGATAGTTCAAAACGCAGGACAAATCTTAATCGCTGGTGCAAAGTTAGGCTGGGTGAATATGGGATTATCTCCTGTAGACTTGCAGTTATTAGAATCAGAGAAGATTACACTTCGTGAGTTGTGTAATGTGTACGGAGTGAACTCTGCGTTGTTTAACGATCCTGATAACAAGACTTATAACAATATGAAGGAAGCTAAGAAGGAAATGCTTACACAAGTAGTACTTCCTGAATTAGTTTTAATTCGTGATGCGTTTAATAGATTCTTTGAAGGTGAGATAGGACAAGGTTTCTATATCGATTTCGATATTACTGTGTTTCCTGAACTACAAGAGGATATGAAAGAACTATCTGCTATTTTATCTCAATCTTGGTGGATTACTCCAAACGAGAAAAGACAAGCTATGCGTTATGACACTATACAAGAGGATACGATGAATGAGATTTATATTCCTGCTGGTTATCTACCAGTAGCGGAACTTACAATGTTACAAGATCCTCGTAATGCTCAACAACAAGGAGATTATAATTTACCTCCAGTAAAATAATATGTGTGTCCAAAATCTTACAACCTTCTCAGCAGTTTAACCTGCAACAAAAGATTGCTAGAAAATCAATAAATGAATTTGCTCCTAAACTAAAGGAAGCATTGCAGTATGATTTTAATAAAGCAGCAGAGTTGGTACAAGAACTAGGAGCAGACCAAGTAGCTAATTTTAACAAGACATTTTTCGACAATAACAAAGTTTCCAATATTTTACGAACTTTGTACGAAGGTACAGGTGGATACACAGCGATGAGGTACCAAAAGATATTTGACAAGTATAAGAAAGAAGAGGCAATAGATATAGATCCGCTAAATATCTTAGACGAGTGGTTAGCTTTTATGTTATCCTATTGGACAGCGATTAGTGGCCCTAAGATGTTTGGGATACAGAACACAACAGATAACGAGATAGCTAGGATTCTTAATACGGTATTACAATACGGAAAAGATAACAACCTATCAAGAGATGAAATAAATAGCTTGGCTATACAGACCTTAAGAGAAGGAAAAATAAATAACGCAAGGAGTTTATTAA